TGCCTTCCCCAAACAATGATACTTCTGACATGTGTTATTCTCCTTCTGGTTTTGTTTTTAAGGCTTCTTTATGAGCCTTACTGGTTTTAGAAGTTAATGCCGCTTCCACTTCATCGAGCCGAAACCGGTAGATATCACCTACCTTTATGTAACTACTCGCAGGGATTTGACCTGTGTACACCCACTTGCGAATTGTAGATAGGGACACTTGGAAGTAATCCACTACCGTATTTATATTCACATATGGCGATTCAATATCACTCATTTTTTCCTCACAGAGATTGCGTACTCAGAATCCACATTGAGACCCGCCGGTATTAGGTCAGGGTTTTCCTCAATGAACTGACGTACATGGGTTTGATTTAAACGCTTCTCGAAAAACTCTGGGAGACCGTGTTCCATGATAAACTTGTGCATGGATTCCCAATCGCTTGTCCAATAGCGTTGCTTTACAGTGCGGTAGAACAAGCCCGAAGCAGTGCGCACACTATCGACTTCGTGTTCCTTGCAGTACTCTAACAAGGCTAACTTTACCTTGTCCTGTTGTTCACGGAGTTCGCCCTCCTCCTCTTTATATTTGGAAGTTAGCTCCGAACGTTTGTCGCGTATCTTAGCGTACGCATTAACTAACTTGTCTACTGACACAGCCATGTTGTTCTCCATTTTATACTCGTATTACCGTCGTATACTACCTTATGGTAGCTAGTCAAGTATTTCCTTGTATAAATCTATCATGGCAGTGTGTACGTTTATGCGTTCATCCAGCATGCGGTAAATACGTTTTTCTGCGGCAGAGCCAGCTAATTGAATTACAGTACACTTTTGCGTCTGTCCAGCGCGGTGGATACGTGCGTTAGCTTGTAGGTATGTCTCCAGAGAAGAAGTCGGCCCCCACCACACGATTGTGTTCGCTGCGGTCAAGGTCACACCATGCGCGGCGGACTGCGGTTGAACCACTAACACCTTTGGGTCAGATGCAGTTTGAAACCTATCAAATATATCCGTGCGGTTATGTGCAGAAACATCTCCGCGTATCACCTCAGACGTGACGCCGTCACCTCGTAGCTTCCGAACTAACATGTCGATGGTGTGTCGGAACGGAACAAACACGATTACTTTCTTGCTACTCTCATCTATTGCTTCCTTTAACGCTTGGTAGCGGCTCCTGATATCAAACTCTATTGAGTCCCCGTCGTCAGTGTAAACTGCCCCCGCGCTGATCTGTAGGAGCTTGTTCATGTTGATCGCGGCGTTGGCCGAAGTCACAGATTCTCCAGCTACCTGCATCAACATTTGTTTACGCAGCGTTTCGTAATACTTCTTCTGTTGCGGGGTCATTTCGACGAAGCGTTTGGTGTATACCATGTCCGGCAGGTCTAGGCATTCGTCTTTGGTAAACCTAATCGCAGGCTGCAAAACGTGGTGCACCGTATCCTTAGCGGTATCTTTTGGTTTGTAAGAGAACTGCGTAACTTTCCACATCACCATATCTCGCCACGCCCCAAAGAACCTCGGCACTGCTAACGGGTTTACTAATTTGGCTAGGCCATAAGCATCGACAGGGCTTTGTGCGGCAGGTGTACCCGTCATCATCCATAACCAATCATCTCCTTTGATTAGTTTGTTGAGGGTTTTCCATCGTTTTGTCTGCGCGTTCTTGTAGTGCGTAGCCTCGTCCACAATAAACAGGTCAAATCCACCTGCGGCAATCTCGTCCTTTACGACCTCGACGCCGTCGTAGTTGATAATAACAAACTCGGCACCGCCGTTGATGATCTTCTTACGCTTCTCTTTATTCCCGTGCGCTACATCTACCGTGCGGTGCATAGCAAAAGAGAACAAGTCTGCACGCCACGCACTGTCCATGATCGACAGGGGGCACACAACCAGTACCCGCTTAACCTTGCCTTGGGTCATAAGGTAGTCTGCCGCCCATATAGCGGATGCAGTTTTACCTGTACCCTGCTCGTTAAAGCAGAAGGACTTCTTGTTAAGCGTCATAAAAGCCGCAGTATCTTTCTGGTGGTCAAAGGGCTTGTATTGGCCCGGCCAACTGTACCGCTTTGTAATCGGTGACGGTGCTTTTATGTTTAGTGAACGTAGAGATAGAACTTCGTCCAACCCCCACTTTACGACGACCTTATTCATAGGTAGCTCCTTGCTGTTAGGGATAGCTGTTGTTATTTGCTTTGGGTTACGTACCCGCAGCATTATCGCTTTATCCCGCAAAATTTTCATGTTGTTCTCCGTAGTAGTGAGTCACTACTTCTTTTTCTTTTTGGGGCTGCTCATAGCACCACCCGCTGCTCGGTTCTTCTTACGACTCTGAACAGTTACCCCGTCCTTATTTTTGCCGCCTTTACTCACCGCCTTCTTGTGGGCGATGTCCTTACCTTCACGTTTGTCGGCCACACCATTTTTGTTGGCGTCTTTACCAGACTTATCCATCGCACGTCTGGCGCGTTGCCGTTCCATACGACCTTCATGTTCTCCTCTTGCTTTCTGCTGTTGGTATTCTTTTTTATACGGGCGGGGTTTATTTACATATGGCATCGGCTAGTTTGCTCCGTTATGGGGACACTCAACTACTTGACAGTGCCGTTTACACAGACCAGATGGCTTTGGATTCCAAACATCCACCTCGAACGCTTTCTCCATCTTAGCATAGTTAGTCAACCATTTGCTCCAGAGAAGTTGTTGTGCGTCAAACTCATACTCGGCCTTCACAAGGCTCTTAGCGATCACAAACATCAGCCCTGCATGTAGCTTGGTGACTTCGGGGTAGTGCTTAAAGATTGCCAATGCCATCAACTCGAGTTGGCCCTTGTCAGCGTACTTAGCCGACTTGCCTGTCTTATAGTCGATGATCCAACCCACCCCAGTTTCTTTGTCTATGATCGCAAGGTCGACGATACCTCGGAACCACACATCATCAGCGAAGAAGCTGCAGGGTTCTAGATCAGCGGTCAGACCCAGCTTCTGCTCGACAATCTTCTCACCCTTCTTACTGTTCAGGGAATCCAGTGTCGGCTTGATGAAGCCGAACTTGGCAGGGATAGGAGTACCTTCACCGATGTAATCCTCACACGCCTTGTGAAACTCAGTACCGTAGCGCATAGCCTCAGTCTCTCTGAACGGATACTGCTTCAGCACCTTCTCATGGTAGAACTGTTTGGGGCACTGCTCAAAGGCTTTGATCCGACTAAACGACCACGGCGCTGCTTTACTCATTTGCTGCGTTCCTGACACTCTACCACGTCGTCACTTACATAGCCCACATAACCAGAGCATATGCTGTCACAGCTGCTACTAACACAAGCGACTTCATACCCACCCTCTACAAACAAAGGACAACTACTATTATTTAGCGGCTTGGACCCTCCATTGCCGTAAGGCACTACTGCTACAAACTTACTCATCTTTTACCATCCAGTTTATTCTTGCGGCTATCCTATCCCCTCCTAGAGGTTGGTTGAAGAAGCCTAACGTCATTATCTTATCGCAGTCTCGGCAGTGATAATCCGCGAACATACCACTATACTCCATAACAAGACCGTTCCGTAACTCCCAAGTCTGCATTGTTAGCTCAACACCGTCACAGAGCGGGCAACGAATTAACTCTCCGCCACTTAGCTTAACCAATTCTTGCCCCTGCGTTGGATTATTTTTAGCCCCAAACAACTTCGCTTCATACGCGTTGATGTATTTATCCATTATTCACAATCTCCATATGATTTGCCAGTACCACTTTCGCAATCGACAGGTAGGCCTTCGGACCAGTCTGGTGTCCATCTCATACATCTCTCCACATATGCTTGTGCTTCAGCGACTTCTTCGTCAGGTACACAACATGCAATCGAATCGTGTACAGTAAGCACTACCTTATATTTCTTATTAATTAGTAGCATCTGCTCGCCTATTATGCAACGTGCTATAGCCTGACACACGTTCTCGATAACCTTACCACCATATATCCGTGTTCGGCCCCGACGTGTTTTGTATGTATACTCGAACCCCTTCTCGGATTGCTCCCCATGTAACTCAGGGTAAAATATTTTTAGTCCGTTAGGTATTATAAGGGCTTGGTTCTCGGGGTCTATCCCGATGATACCCTTCTTGCCAAACTGCACAGCGCGGTTGTTCGCCAGCTGCTTGACCATGTAGTTAGCGTCTTTCCACACCTTACTAATCTTAAAGTTAGCCTCTCGGTAAATATTGATAACGCGCCGCGCCTCGTCCAACTCGATGTCGAACCCATATTGTTTTAGTTGTGCTTGGAACTTCTCTGCCCCCATGCCATAGCCCGCACCTAGAATAGTAGTCTTGCCAACGAACCGCTGATCTTTAGTTACATTCTCTACAGCCACATTGTAGATGCTAGACGCCATGTACTTATACACGTCCTCACCCTTGGAGAACTGGTCTACCAGATCATTCTGTCCCGCAAACCACGCAAGTACCCGTGCCTCGATTTGGGAGGAATCGGCTTCGACAACTGTGTGTCCTTCGGGCGCGATGATCGCCCTCTTTAACTTCTTAGCATTTGGCCCACGGCTAGGCAGGTTTTGTAAGTTAATCTTATCCGCCCCACCCCAACGACCTGTATGTGCCGCGTAATATCTAATCGGGACCGGCAAACGCCCACGTTTAGAGATACCTATAAACCTCTGCGTGCGTGTTTCCTCAAGGGTAGATTTATTTCCAAGGCGTGCCGCTACCAGCGATTGTACACGGTCGTCTTCGTGCTCCTGTAAGACCTTGAAGTTCTCGTCGCTCTTAGCGAAGGCGTACGTCTCCTTACCTGTTGTCAGGCTGATCTTCATAGGTGGCTCGACGTTGAGATCGCGTAGCATGTCAGCAAACTTTAGGTTTGACATCAAGTCTTTCTTTTCTGTCACCCCTGCATCACGCAGTAGTTTATCCTTACGATCCCGTGTGTCCTCTAAGTGCTGCTCCAACAACCCAAGGTCTAGATCAAGAATAGGGTCGATGAACATACGCAATGTGACGTCGATCAGCTTGAGTTCTGTGCGGGGAAAGTTAGCCCCCATGATCTTAAACAGCTTATACGTTAGCTCTACATCTTGTATGCAGTAAGCACCGTACTTCTTAGCTTCTTCTGCAGTGAAATCGGCGCGTCGCTTGCCCTTGGCATTATGCACCTCGAACCCTTTATCGCCTATACCGTAGCGTTCGGACAACGCTCTGAGCGATGCGCCTGTCTCCACTCCGTGTAAACCTCTACCCATATACATAGTGTCGAACCACACCTTCGGCTTTACGCCGTAGTGCCAACTCAGGATAGCCCCGTCGAACATGGTGTTCTGCGCTAGGATAGCACTGTCAGAGAAGTCTATGTATGCTAATAGACGTTCGATTACCCGGGGGTCGTTAAAGTACTGAGTAGTTTTATCGTTCTTCTTGATAGCAACGCCGATCACCTCAAAACGAGGATCACGGACGTAGGCTTCGGTTGTCATCTTTGACAGCGAGTATTCCTGATCGTAGTAGGTCTCGAAGTCAATCGTATACACATCCATTACTTCGGTCTCTTGGCAACGAGTTCCGCACCGCAAGCTAGGTATCCCGC